AGCATTTTCAATGTTTCTTGGTCCCCAGTTGTAGGCAGCTAAGGCAAGCTCAGGTTGACCAAACTCTTTTAACTGTTGAGCAAGATACCTACTGCCACCCTCCACATTCTGCTCGGGGTCAAACCTATCCTCAACACCTAAATCCTTAGCCGTAGCTGGCATGAGCTGCATCAAACCAGCAGCACCCTTGCTGCTAACAGCTTTGGGTTTACCTGCTGATTCAACCTGCATCACCGCTTTGACTAAATCAGGTGGGGCATATCCTTCACCTTGTGGAATCGAAACGTCTTGCTTGCCAACTTTTACCTTCTGAGGTTCAGGCGCAGTGAAGAGACTTTCTGCCTCATTAAACACATCTACACTCGGTGTAGGTGCCGTCTCAGTCATGACAGGTGCGGCCATAGGAGTTTCAACTACTGCTTCTGAGGGAGCCATCAAACCACGAGCAACAGCAGCTAGTGGTTGAGCAGCGCCCGCAACTTGAGGTAACGCAGTTCCAGCGCCTTCCAATGCTGAAGCAAGTAGTCTCCTACCTGTACGAGACGACAAGAAAGCACCACCTAAACCTAATGCAGCACCGCCTACCGGACCTAAAAGACCTTGAGCACCAGCGCCAAATAAACCACCAGTAGTAAATCCTGCTGTGCGAGCGAGATTGATCGCAGTCAAAATACCACTGCTTTCTTTCGCTTGCTCTCTGGCAATAACCGGACGAGTAAGAATCATTCCTTGCAAGTCTTTATTTAGGGACTTTACTTCAGGGGCATATCGCTCAATAGCTGCCTGTAATTCGTGATACATGGCTCTGTTAAACTTACCATCGGCGCTTGTAGCCATTGGATCATACTTAGAACCATAAAACTTTTTTTGCTCTTGCATGTACTCAAGTTTAGCTGAACCTCGAAGAGTGTTTAGCTTGTCTTTTAATTCACCAATTTTAGAAGAATAGAGTCTCTCATTCTCAGCACCAAAAACGCCTTTTTGATTCGCTTTGACTACATCTATAAATTGTGGTGTTTTGACTACCTCATCGACATTTTTGAGCAGTGTTGAAATAGCTTGATTAGTTTCATCCATGCTCGCATCAAGTGTATTAAGTTGCCTTGATGGACTAGACGAAGAACCAAGAAAACCTTTTTCAATTACATTGTCTGCTTGTTGTTGCGTTAAACTAATTGTTTCGCCTTCAGCAGTCTTAACCGCTTGTCGTTTACCAAGCGTCTTTGCATAGTCACCAGCTCTAAAACCGTATGCCGCTCGTTTGGCACCTTTGCCGGCAGTGGCTAAAACTCGACCGACTGGACCAGCACCCATCAATAAAGATTCGACACCAGCTCCTACTAAAGCAGGTTCGACTTGCGCTTGTGCAATTTTGGCTAAATCAGCCTCTTCTCCGGCAGCAAGCTCTGCACCGGCTTTACCTAGCGTGGAACCGCCAAGATAACCTAGTGCGCCTCCTAAAACACCTCCAACGGGAATTGACAATCCAAACGTGAGGGGTGCTAAAGAAGTGCCAGCCAAAACTCCAACCTTGCCTCCAGCTAAGCTACCAGCAAGCCCTGTGGATTCTTGTGCAATAGTTTGTAAGCTAGGAATATAAGACGATAGACTAGAAAGTAATGAAGATTGTGGCGCAGATGCCGCAACTTGTTCAGCACCTGGAAACGGCGTTGCTACAGGCGTGGCTGAAACAGCAGGAGCGCTAAACAATGCGTCAGCTTCATCGAATAAATCAGCCATTACTGTCCTTTTGCTGCATTAACTAGAGCTGTTAATGTAGCTTTCTCATTATCTGTGATTTTAGTTTTCCAATCGGAGCCATACTTAGACTTTAAGCTGGTCATGAAATCTTGCCCTGCTTTTAAAGCGTTTGTTGATGGTTCTGCAACAACTGATGGCAAAGAAGGCGCAGCATATCCTGGGGTTCGTGCGCCAAATTGAGTTTGCCTACCTTCTTGCAAAGCCTGACGAAGTTCACTTACAAAAGCCTCTGGTCGTTGAGTTCCTGCCGCTACCATATCCATAGCTATTTTTTTCTCGTCCTGAGCAAAACGTCGTAAAATACCTGATACAGTTTCAGGTTCAACCGCTGTAAAATCTCCAGTCAAAATTTTATCAAGGTTTGTACGTTCACGATCCGTCGCAGCAAGTCCTGTACGAGACTGTACAACTATTGTTGCAAGATTTCTTAATCTTGATTTTAATTGATCATCACCAAAAGCAGATATGTTTTTAGCCGCAGCAAACTCTGGTATAGACTTGTAGGTATCGATAGCACCGGCAACATCAAGTGCTAAATCGGACGAAGCATTTCTCTCTACGGCTTTGGTGAATAAAGCGCGAGGTACATCTACGTCCTCAAGTCCTAACTGTTTTCGCTGTAAGGCTCGACCCCGAAGCAACTCATCTTCCAATTCTTGGCGCTCTTTGTATGCCCCAGTAATCGCCGCTTGTCTTTGTGTTTCTTTCGCTATCCCCCTTTCAAATAATTGAGTTCCAAGCGGTCCAAGCTCAAACTCAGCTAATGCCTTTTGCTTAGCAATTTCCTGTCCTATAAGTTGTTGTTGAGCCGCTTGCTGAGCAGCAAGGCGAGTATTGACGCCTAATAGCTTTTCTTGCATTAAGGTGTCTGGGGTGGATTCGATAATGTTCAGTCGTTGTGTTGCGCTAGGAGCTTCTAAAAGCTGAACAGCAAGTCGATTAGCCGCAAGAGATTGCTCAGCCGCTGATTGTCTAGCCTGATAGCCAAGCAAGCCGCTTATAAGAGCGCCACCAAGAGCTATGCCGATATTCGTACCAGCACTCTGATATGGGTTCATCAAGCCAGGTAAAGATGAAGCAAGTACCTGTTGGCTTGCTCCCCAACCTGTTTCTGCTGGATCATAGTTTAGTCCAGACAAAGCTCCGTATAACTCTTCACCTGCCATAACTTACCCTCGATTAGCGACTGCCAACATGCCGCCTTGCATAATGCCTTGTGCCACTGATTGTCCAGCGGAGGAAGGTTGTTGTCCACCTTGTTGTTGCCCATACTGGTTCATGACGTACTGAGCCCATTGTCGCTCTGCGGCAGAGGCATCATAGCCTCCCCCTCCACCACCACGCCCAGCCGCTTTTTGCAATCGAGCCGCTTCTCTTAATTTCTCAAGGTCAAACTGTTGCTGTTGTGTTGCAGCTTGTCCTGTATACTGACTAGCCAAACCAGCCATGTAAGGACCTTGAATAGCTTGCCATTGTTCGTATGGCATATTAGCTAACTGTCCAGCCTGACCAAACGCTTGTTGCTGCACTTGATAAGCAGCTTGCTCTGCGGCGCTCTGGGCCTCTTGTCTGGCTCTGTCTTGCCTATCGTTAAGGTCACGCATTAGTCCTTGAGCCGCTGGAGAATTAGGATCCAAACCTCGCTCTACAATCGATTGCTCAGTGGCTTGACGCTCCCTAGCAAACTGTTCAGCGTTACGTCTTTCAAACTGAGACAGGACGTTCTGTCTAGCTTTGTTCATTTCCTCTGTAAAACCCATCTCGTACTTCTGTTGCATTTTGTACGGATCAAACTCTCTAAACTGACCAACTATGTCAGTATAAGCTCCAGCGCCTTCACGAATGGGTTGCTCAGACAATTCCTCTAGTGTTGGCTGTTGTGGACCAGCCGGTGCTTGACCTTTTCGTGCTTCAGCTCTGCGAGTAATAGCAGTAATAATTTCAGGTCTGACGCCTTGCTTTTTACCAACCTCTTGCACCTTTTTTAATTGAGCTGAGAATTTAGGGTCAGAAGGATCCATAGCCGCAAGTGCAGCTTTCTCTTTCTCCCAAGCAGATTGAGGCTTAGGCTTTTTATCTTTGCTTTTTGGGTCTTTTGCCAATGCTGTTTTAGCCATAATTATACCTGTCCACCCATATCGTATCTTATTTCAAATCCAAGTATTTGCATGGTTGTATTCTTTACGGAACCACCAAAACGTATAGCCGCACAATGACCTTGACCTTTAGTAGCGTAACGGTCGAAAACGTATTCCAGTCCGGAGGACCAAGGACTACCCCAAGGACTACCCCAAGGGGTGAATGTGCTTGTAGGAGAGGTCACAGAGGTTATCGCTGTACCCTGTTTAAAATCAGTATCTAGTCCAAGATTTAAGGTTATGCCTCTCTTCGTCCTTAGAATAGGTCTGATGTCTTTGAAGGCTTTATAGTTTGACCTAGAGCCGTAAAAGCTAAACGCTGTGCGACCCGAAAATGCAATAGCCTGACTATCTGTAGCAGTGACGGCATCGGCTTGTCCTGTCTCACCCTTCCAAACAATTCCAGTAGAGGACGTATAGTAGGGTAGTTTATTGAACAAACAGGAACTTGTACTATGCACATCTTGATACAACTGGAATTTTGTCCAACCTTTTGTATCAATGCTGTATACTAGAAAATAACCTCCGCTCCCCGAAGTCGGGATGTGAATATATACTCGTCTGCCTTGAGGCCAGAAAAATCCATGCCATTGGTGGTCAAACTCAAAAGATGTAGCAGCCTCTGAGATTAGTGGATTGACTCTATAACTGATGGCATTGAGAGCTTGCTCTGGGTCGGATTGAAAAAGTCCTGATAGTGGTACAATGCCTTGTTCAGTAATTACCCAGACGTCATTGTTGACACGAACGAAAGCACGATAACCAAGAGGCTTACCAATAACGTAACGAGCAACAATTCCCCAAGTGGTAGGATCACCAGCATATACCCCGTTGTAAAAGACAATCTCACCCTCTGAACTTATTGCCCAGAAGTAATCTTGTGACGTTGTGCTAGTGGTATTGCTAAAGCTGCCAATGCCTACGAGATAGCCACCACGAGTAAATACATAGCTGAAATCAAAGCTGGTAAGAGCTGGAGTGCCGCCTGTGCCAGTCACTTGCAAACCGCCGTACCACACTTTAGCGGTGTTTTTTTCTACAAAGTATAAACGCTCTTTATAAGCTGTGACGTTTACAAGACTGCTTAAAGTAACGCCAGTAAAAGTAAGATTAGAAAAAGTAGCAGCAGTGCCATCCCATACCTGTGCAGTATCTTGACCGTTACAAAGGTAAATTCGATTGTTGTACGTTACCGTTTGCCACTCACCTAAAGTCGGCGTAGTAGCTCCTGTCCTGTTAGTTGCTACACCCGCAGTAGTAACAGAGTAGAGCTTATTACTTGTACCAAGAACAAGGAGTTGGGTTCCGTCTGCTTTGATAAGAGACGCACTGAAGTTAATTGGTGTGGCAACACCAATGTCAGCAAATTGCGTGTACCCCAGTCTAACAGTTGGAGCCCCGTTTCCAGGGAACACGTTTACCAAGTCCAGCGCATAGGCTGGGTCCATGTTGTCTATCGGACTTACTAGGTCCAAACCTCCATAGGGAGGTGACATTGTGAAACCCTGAAAAGCCATTTACCCTTGCAATTTGTTAAACGGATTGTAGTTGTAAGGCATTACTGCTGGCATGAGATACTGCTCTTGATTTTCCATCCCAGGGTTTGCATTCATGTTGTTGTTAGGTGGCTGCATAGGTGGCATGGATGGTTGTGTTGAAGCAGATTGGAACTGCATGTTTTGTTTCATATATGCTTGTAAAGCTGCCCATTGTTCTGGTGTTATTCCAGGCATAAGAGGAAATTGTCCTCTTGCTGGTATCTGTGGCACCTGTCCGAACGTGTTAGGAATAGCCGATGTTGCGCCTGGCTGTTGGAATGAGTCACCAGCAGGAGAGCCAAGTGGGGCTGGAGGTCTTGTAGCAATGTCAGGTCGTTGCTGCGGCTGTTGATTCATAGCATCGCTAATTCGATTGCCTGGTTGTTGCTGGGGATTGCGTCTTGGTAACGCTCGTCCCGTGGAAGTCGTCAGTTGTCCCATTTGATTGCGGTAAACTCCTGGTGATAAGCGCTGTAGCTGTTGACGCACAGGAGGTCGGGTAGGCATTCCCAATCTTTCTTTTTCTGAATTAGGTAGAGCAACGCTTACAGTGGGCTCTTTCTTCATTGCAGTTTTTCTTGCCATGTTATTTTCCTTTTGGTTTTAGAAGATTATTTATTGTTTGTTTTGCTGGTTTTGCTTGAGGTGGAATTTGAACTTGAGGAGCATTTGGCGCAGGTGGTCTTACTTGTGGCGCACCCTGCTGTCCTGGTTGTTGATTGAAAGTTGATTTGCTCAACATAGTTTGTATGTTGGCTAAAACATCTTTCTCCGATTTTGCGTTTGAGGTAACGGCATTAACAAGCATTCCAGTATATTGCTCAGGCTTAACTTTGCCATCCATCCCTTTGTATATGTTCCGAATCAGAGGGTCGATTTGCCCTACTGCAAAATTAGCCAAGGGATTTGAAAAGTCTACATCCCAAGCATTTCTGCTAGTTTTGCCATCGATGTTTTTACCTACGTTTTGATATTTAGTTTTGCCATCAAGCCCTACGTTGAATGTAGAACCATCTGCTAAGGCCACATTGAAATTGTCATCAGCAACGCCACTTTGACGTAACATTCCTCTAAAATCATCACGCAACAACTGAGCATCAGACTTGCCGGTTGTCATCATCTTACCAATAGAACGCTTGCCCATTAACTTCAGAGCCAAGTTAGGACCAAAACCCGTTGCCATGTTTACGGCTTGGTTTATGTAATCTTCTCTAGTGCCACGACCGCGCAAAATATCTTTCATGCCGGTTTCCCAGGCTGTTGATAATGCCGCCACGGTCAAAGCTACTGGCAAAGCTACAGAACCGACTGAGCCTAAAGTGCTAGCACCGGCAGTAGTTCCTGTTCCTGCTGTTCCACCTACAACTTGAGCGCCAATGGGAACTGGAGTAGCCACCGCACCTGCACCAGTTGCGCCACCTAAAGCACCCGCACCACCTAGCGCAGTTGGCATAGCTGTTGCTCCTGCTGTTCCTGCCCCACTACCAAATAAACCAGCTAGATTAGGGAATCCTTTTAAAGCCTCCTGGGTAACAAGAATACCACCGATAGTTCCACCTGTTTGAGCCAATGCGTTGCTTTGAGCTTGATTAGCTCGTTGACGGGCTTGTTCTTCCGGTGACTTCGGCGCACCAAATCGCTGTTGTACCATTTGAACTGCCTGATAAGGCGGCACACGCTGTGTCTGTAACCAAAGATAATAAGCTCTAGGGTCAGTCTGAGTAATAGATGGTTCTTGTCCGTTCATAGTTAAATCCAGGTTCCAAATACTGCTACGCCATTTCTAGCAAACATCGGGTCACGCATGTGTCCTCCAGCGTAGAGAACTTTACCGTTTTGGTCCCGACTAAATTCCTCATTAAGCTGCACATCGAATCGTGGACGGATACTATCCAACCCGTGAATCTCAGCAAATCTTTCCAATACACCCTGCTCCAATAGCTTTTCTTGGAAAATACTTCTGTCTGTATTGGCTAAGAATTCGTTGTAAGCGCCGTTGTAGTACGTCCATGTCACACCACCATCTGATACGCTTCCGCTTGTATGCGTTGGTGCTGTAGCCCCTGTGGTGCCACCAGCAGTCGTCTGATAGTAATTGCCGTTGTAGAAGCAGTAGGAGTTAGCGGCAAACGCTGTAGAAGCAGTCCAGGTTACGGGACGCACAGAACGGTCTGCAATGTACTCGAAAATGATGATGTCTCCACTTGCACCAGGCGTGGGAGAAATGAGCAATTCTGAGTTGGTGATGCCTCTGATTTGAAACCGTTGATAGACTGCGGTATTTAAACCGAAGCCTTGTATCTCAGCGTATTCCTGCTCTGTCATTGGACCAAGTACCCTCCAACGGGTGCTTTGGTTCCAGAATGTTTCGTAGTGATAGTAGGAAAAAGCCGCTGGTAAAGCGTACGTTGCTTGTCCGTTTACCAGCGTTATTGAACCAGAAGCGTAGCACTTAGGCCAAGGATACGCTTCAAAGATATCACGGTTAATCCTATTGGCAATCGCAAGAAGCTGCTTGGTGGTAACCTCTGTAGAAGCGAGAACATTGCTTTCTACGGTGTAGCCAGCTTCATTTGCAACATTTTGAATAACCGTGGCAATCGTCATACTTTTTTAGGTCGTCCTCTCCGTCTTACTTCTTGCACTTCACTTCGCTCGTCCTGTGCTTCGATGATGCCCTCTTCAAGAGCCTCAAGTGGCGGGATCACCTCCTTTCGTTGTTCACGAAGGTCAATGCCTTCATTGCCCTCAATACGTTGAAGCAAAAGTTCAACCTTGTGCTCTAACTGTTTACGACGAGAAGTTTCTACATCAAGCAACTGCCTTAGCTTAACCACATCAGCTTGCTCGGACTTAGCAGCAGCAAGCCACTCTTGAGCCAGCTTTACAAACTTCGACAATGGACCGAGCTTGCGTTTTACTTCGTCAGAGGCAGAGGCAAGCTGTTCGATTGTCTTAAAACCAAGGTACTGCAACTCTCGCATGGCAGAACCAGTCATAAGGGTCCACTCCGCTATGGGAGAGCCCTCTGATACTGGGTCAGAACCAGCTTTAAACCGAGCGTAGAGTTCGGGATATTCGTGAATATCCTGGGGCTCGATGCGACGAACGGTTTCATCCATGCCTGGGTACTGGATGCTGATAGAAGGAATCTCGTCAAAGATAGGACGACCTTCATGCAAAGACTTTTCTCTGTTTTCGTTGTAAGCGTAGAAGAACTTTATGTTGGCTCCGCTATACCGTTTCTTCGGCTGCGAGTTACCATTCATTATGCTCTGCCAATCAATTTGTGCCATATTTTCTTGCCTTTAAGTGTTCCATTTGGAAGATAAGTAATTTTCTACCAAACTCACATTGTCTGTAGACAAGATTGAATTATATATCAAAACTTCGCAAATCATTCCTTGAAAAAAGGTACCTGGGTCTCTACCGACGTACTCAGTTGCAGCGGAACCGAGCCCAAAAGTAGTAGCACTAGCATTGCTTGCAACTTGTGTTTTATTGACTCTCAGTTTGCCTCCACCTGTTCCTACAGTGACGGTTACTGTAGATTGATTGGTCATGGTTGCATTACCGAAAAAGTCTAAAACGGTCCCTGCTGCATTTCGACAAACTACATACGCATTTGTTGTGACCATTCCGATTGACAATCCTGTACCACCTACGATCAATCCTTGCGCTCTATTTTCAAAGCCGTAGGTGCCCGTCCGAGTCGGCTTTGCCACCATAAAATATGTAAAATTGGCTAATGGCGTTACATTTGTTGCAAAGTTTAAAAACTCGGTTGTGCCGTTAAATTGCAATACTGGGAGTCCGTTAATGCCGTTTGCTGCACTTCGCCATTTCGGACCAGTCCCACCGCTGTTAACTAAATTTTTATTGTTTGTAGATCGATCAGTAGCAGTGTAAACCGTGGTGTTATCGGTCGTAATTAAGTTACCCCCTGAATCTTTGATGCCGCTATCAGCAGAAATCCAGGCGAGCAATCCACTTATGCTTTTGGGGTCAAAAGCTGCCTTACCTCTGTTTTGTGTTAAGGCAACACCACCAACGCCTATTAACATTAGGATTCCCCAATTAGTAAAGCGCAACAATAAGAGTTGCAGTCGTAGCGGCCATAACATTTTTTGCAAACACTGGTAAGAGCGTCCCTGCTGGTACAGTCAGTGAAACAGCCGCTGAATCATCGACGCATTTCAGGCTTACAACACCTGCGCCGCCTACCCATAAAGCTCTACAACCAGTAAGGTCAGTGGAGTCAGAGGGCGTGACAGCAGCAACACGACGAGCTGAAAAAAGAGCAGTTGGGTTTGAAGGGGTAAAATCTGGCATAAATCACCTAAAAATTTGGGGGCTTTTCACCCCCATTGAGCTTATACAGCCTTCGTGAACTTAAGGTAGAAGTAGGACGTTCCGTTTGACACAACTACAAAGCAGTTAGTATCAGCGTCTGCATCTTTTACAACACCCACAAATCCACTGCCCACAGTCGCTGGAGCGCCGAACGAAGTCGTAAGCTCAGCGGCAGTAGGGGTAGTGTCGTTTACATTGTTGATTGCTTGTTTGGTACGAACACCGGCAGCCGTAGCATTAACTACGTTGCTGTTGACGCCATCAGAAACCGCCGAAGCAAGCTCCGCTGGCATACCAAGTCCAATCAATGTGGTTGCGCTTGCCATATTGAAATCCTTGTAAAAAGGGGCGCTGTACTAGCCGCCCCGTTTAACTAATTCACGCGAAGGTATCCGCTTGATTTAAGCTCAACTGAACCAGCACCCACAACAGTAGTAAGTCCTACTACGTTATGAATACGAGTTGTTGAAGTATCATCAGCAACACCATCAGTAGCAGTTGTGTTCAGGTTAGCATCAGCAGCGTAGCTTGCAGCTACTTTACCTTTGATACCCGAACCAACTCCTCCACCACCTGGACCGCCGATCCAAACCCACAGATACTCGTTGTCAGCAGCAGCTACCTGAGCGACACCTACCTGAAGGTTATTAGAACCAGCATTAGTGGTTGTAAGTTCATCGGCCTGTCCATCGTCAGAAATCTTGACGAAAGCATACTGTGCAACTGCACCATCAGCCTGAACAAAAATGAATTTGCCCTCTGGCAAAGAACCTACAGCGCCAACAGTGGCTGGCAACGGAAGCTCAGTTCCAGTGAACGACTTCTTATAATTTACTCCAAATGATCCCGAACCTGACATATTCTGTTTCCTCCACTATTAAGCGTAAATTACAGCCTGGAGTGCAGGAGCAGCGCAGCAGAGGTTTCCTTCAACGATAATCACCGTGAAGAAAGCATCTTGATCAACTGGTCGCGCCATTTCTGGAGCGAGCGGTTTGAAGTCTGCACCACGAACCAAATCCATCGACCAATACTTCGTATTAAGAAGTCGGCATGAATTTGTCTCAAGCACTGAAGAACCGTATCCACCGTCGAATACGAAATCGCATCCGTCGTACTGAAGCACACGGAATCCAGCTACAGCTTTCTTGGTAGGAAGCTGAATGCGCTGAATAGCGGTGAGCGAGCTGTGGAGGTACTTCCAAGCAACACGATCCATAATTCCAAGGTCAGGCTGCTCATCACCACGAGTAACTTGCGAAATCGTGTCAGTGATAGTCTCCTGAACATTAGAAGCGGAAAGGGTTGTGTTTACTGCCAGGTTACGAGCCCATGTGTTCGATGCACGATCAATGGTTCCGTATGTTCCGCTTGATGGAGAAGTCGATACAGCCTTCTTCAAACCATCAAACTCAAGTCCTCCGCTTCCAGTTCCATCGCCACGAAGCGAGGTAGAAACGGTATTCTTGAGGCGAGAAACAGCAGCCTTAATCTTGCTTTCTGCAAGGTCAAGGAGAGCAGCCTCATCACGGTTAGCACGACGGTCACGACCCGAGATTGCTACAGGCTCATAGCACTGTTTGATAGCAAATCGGAACGCTGTAAGGTCGTCGATAGCAGCAAGGTTAAATGAATCAAATCCAGCGTAGAAACCGCCCTGAGCCGAATCATTGTACATGATTGGCTTACGAAGCTCATATCCACCTGAGAATTTACGAATAAGTCCCTGCTCGTCCAACGAAGCAAGCACTGGATTGTGGTGAAGCACCTCATCAGCGATTGCATCCGACTGGTCGAAGAGGGTTGCAACGATTGCTTCCTCTAAATTAGCCATTTTGGTTATCCTTTATAGTTTAAGGGATAACTGTTTGGCTTTGAGGTGACTAATCGCCAGCCATGCGCCGCCGCAGGTTATCCCGAATATCTTTCGTTACTACCCTGGGGGTTCCGCTGCCAGCAGAGCCAGATATTGATTTGGCAGCTTGCTTCGCCTTTTGGACGACTTGCAGTTGCTGCTGTATTGCCGGTTTAGCCTGAAGTTTTTGATTCAAGCTGGCAAAAACCGGATTGCCATTCACCACATAATTGTAGGCAGTTTCTAGGATTTCCTCTTGGGAGCTATACCTGCCTGTCTGGGTTAAAGCCTTAACCACGGGGGCCATTTCACCTTCTAGTTGACTAGCGGTTTCGGGGTCGCGGAACAAAGGCTTCTGGTTCATGAAAGATTCTACAATCTTTTGGTTCATGTACTCAACTGCCTTTTTTTCTTGCTCAGCGTGTAAGGCTTTCCAGCGTTCGTCAGCAACTCGCTCTGCCTCTTCCCGAGTTAGGAAATTGGCATTTTGTTGCGCTGGCTGAACCGGCGTTTGATAATCACCGACTAAATCTTCTGGTGATAGTCCGTAAGCCTCCAGCCATTCCCTAGCTGTAGTCAAAGGATCATTACGCATTGCTCTGTCCCAAGCGACTGAGCGTTTTGCTACGTCTTGGATGGAAATGCCTTCTTTGGCGTAATCCTCTTCGTATTGCTTTATAGTGTTGTAAACCGAAGAGTTGCGCTCGATAAGCTGATTTAACTCTTGCGCCTTTCGGTCGTATTGAGTTCTAGTTTCATGAGCACGTCGATTTAAATAACCTTGAAGGATATGAGCGTTCTCAGACGTAGGATTCAGGAAAGCCTCTTTTTCGGCTTTGTTCATATCCGAAGGAGGTGCGTAAACTACTTGCTCAGGTTGCGCCGCCGGTGCTTGAACTTCAACCTCTGCTTCTTCTTGATTGGATTCTTGAACGGGTTCTTCCTTAGTTTGCTGTTCTTCTTGATTGTGAAGTTGCTTTCGCAGTGATTGTCTGATTTGTAAATCACCTTCATTTCGATCAGGTGTTACATCTTCCGCAGCTACCTCAGTTACATTTTCATCCATTTCTATACCTTTCTATCATCTTTGCTTTTATGTTTTGAACGAGCCTACGCTCAGTAGCGCCTGATTCTCTTTCAGGCGTATAACCTCTGTCGTAGGCATCGCCCACTTCTATTGCACCAGCCGCACGATAAGCAGCTCGTAATTTACTTTTGCTTGTATAAATTTCTTTTGGATTTAGTGGATTTCTCGTTGGCTCCATTTCGTCCTGTATGAACAGGTCTCGTGCATGTGATTGATACTCTCTATGTACTTCTTCGATTGGCACAACTTTTTGTTGCTTATGACAATACTGAAACAATTTATATTTCATAGTTCATCCATAGTAGCGAGCATAAGGAGAGCCCTAAGTTGTTTGTTCTTTTTTATCATAGCTTGATGCTGCGCTACAATTTGCCCGATTTCTTCCTGCTGTTCTGCTGTTATTGATTCTGATGCTTCTATTTTAACTTGCGGAGCCTCTTCAGATTCAACTCCTATCTTTATGTCGAAAGGTTTTTTAACCGCTTTACTTGGCTCTGGCTTATTCTGCCTGGCTTTTAGAATTTGTGCTGCGACGTTTTCTTCGTCTAATTCCTCTTGTTTTTTCCTCCTTTTCTTTTTTAGTCCTTTGCTAAGAATGTCAGATTTGTCTGTCGATTCAACAACAAGTTCAACGGTCGGATTGTAAACCGTTGTCGTAGCAGCAAGGAGATTAAGATTGATGTTGACCGCACCTGCTGTAAGTGTTGGCTGATAAACTTGTGTTGTTGCAGGTATTAAATTTAAATTGATGAAATCGCCGGTAACGATGGTCGGTTGATAAACATTGGTCGTTGCCGTAATTCTGTTTAGATTTATGTTCGCTGTGGTTGTGATGGTTGGATTGGGAACCGTTGTTGTTGCAGCAATGGCATTAAGATTTACGTTAGCTGTAGCAGCTACTGTTGGATTATAAACGGTAGTAGTGGCTGCAATCGTATTGAGAGAGATGTCTTGAGTAAGAGCCAGATTGTATTTAGAAACGGTGCTTTCTCGGAAACCAGCACCTCGACCGGAGAGATAAAGAGAGCGTACATCGCTGGCAGTCAACGCTCGATTATATAAACGCACATCATCTAAGCAGCCATTGAAGAATGTTCCTATGGCTGCACGAAAAGACGCGCCAATTCCGAACCGTTCCCAGGTTGTGCTTTGATTACCACCAAGCGTTACCTGGCTTGCTTCTTCTATTCCGTTAATATACAGCCGAGCGCCAACCGCTCCGCTTCCACCAACAACTGCTGCGACATGAATCCACTTATCAGTGTTTACTGCCGAAGTGCTAGTAATGTCCCAGTTAACAGTTCCAGCGGCGTTTCTGCACAAAAAGTTAAGTAGTGTGTTGGTTGTGGTGCTGGCTCGAATGAATATAGAAGGGTCATTTACACCAACAACGCCTCCACCAAAAACCTGTCCAAATCCCGCTGTTGCGGTTTTCATCCAACCGCTGAATGTAAAGCGCCGTCCTCCGAGCGCATCTCGAAACGAACTATAATCCTCGCTTACGACGTAGTTATTAGTTCCGTCAAAGTTGAGTGCCCAGCCGCCATCAACGACCCAATCCGACGAGCCAGTAAAACCACTCATCGTACCGTGGTTAAGGCAATTTGAACGGTCGATTAGTTGGTTAACACCGGTAGATCCAGCCCAAGGTAACCACCAACAAAATAAACCGTTTTGCGGCGGTCGCCGAGACATATTATGTCACCGTCTGGAATACAGGTTGTATAGAAATAACATGATCCCCTGATGTAGCGGAAAGAGTTTGCCCTGTATTATGAACTACCCAAACAACAAATTTCGTTGGCAAAACACCGCCAAAAATTGCTGCAACTGATACACCGGAGAACCAGTATGTAACTCCTGTAGTAGCATCAATAACCATCTCTGCTGCAAACCTACAAATTTGATTCTTTTGATTTGCAGAAGTTACGCTTCTATTTGCATCCGAACCGGTGAATTGATCGGGATATGTAGTGCCATCAGTGATTGCAACTACAAACACTTGAATGGCTCTGTTTGTTGTTGGAGCGACAGTGGTGTTTACCCTTATCTTTCCCGACAACAAATAATCTAGGTATTTGTTAGTAGTATTGTCAATTTCGGTGGATTGACGACCTGCAAGCAGGTTAGTGTCTGATGCCAAACTAGCAAGTGAAATTGTTACTGTTGTTGACGATGGATAACTAAATTTTACGTCAGCCATTGATTCTCCTTGCTGCTTGTACGAGTCCTATACCTAGTTCTCCATAGCCATACATATCGACCCATTTGACAGTTACGTTTGCCATGTCCGACATAGCTTGTTCCTCTACTGCATTGATGATGCTGTAACCCACTAATCCGACCATCATATCCTGAGTGATTGGATCATCCATATCGACTGTTTGCAATCGGTTTCCTACGTCGTCGATCCAGGCTTTAATGTTAAGACACAACCTGCGTTCGCCTACGTCTGACGCTGTACATCCTTCTTCGATAGTAGCGTAGAAACCTTGCTTAATTGCGTAGGCTTTTAACGCTCCACATTCGACAGGTTGTCGCACAACTTCAGTTTTGGCATTGATTATATCAGCAGCGTCTTGGTCGCTTTTGTCCTGATATATCGGCTTTTTCAACTCATCGCAAAGTGCTGTGTAGTCCATAACACTATATAGAGAAAATGCCTGAAGCGTTGAAGGTTACGGTGATATTACCGCCGTTTGGAGTGACAGGAAGTCCACTTGCGGCGACGTCTATAAAGCAAATGAGTGAACTTGTTCCTGCTGTTCCTGTGTCTTTAAAGATGATCAGTGCTTCCACACTGACTCCTGTGACGGAAGTAAAAGTTACATCTGCTGCATCGAATGTACCGCTTGTAACTGACTTTGAGCCGAGTGTTTGTGCAGTTCCTACCAACGCACTAGAAGCCGAAGTCCAAAACTCATCCGCTGCGTTGTAGGTGTAGGTGCCGGTATCGATAAGCGCAATTTTGATTGTGTCATCAATCAAATCAACGGCAGTTCCCGATGTAATGCCAAGTGTGCCTGGGTTAAGAATTTTCTCTTTGTATTTGGGGTAAAGTACGTTTGTCATATCAGTCCATTTCCATACCTAAAACATTTCCAGTTTCGTCAGTGATAAGTTTACCTACTCTTTTTTCAGGTTCTTCTGTAATTTCGATACCCACAGGATTACCTAAGTCATCTGTAATGATGGTGCCTCGCTTCTTTTTCTTTGGTTTTTCCATTTGAACAATCTGTGGGGTCTGTGGTGGTGTGACTGGCCGTTGCAGGAGTTCCATGCTTCTACCAATCTTTTCGATTTGCAGTTCAGCTTGCAATCTGCGTTCTTCCATGAGTTTTTCAGACTCAGAGAGTTTGATTCGCAGTTGTTCCAGCTCAAGTTTTTGCAAATCGAGAATCTGAGCCATGCGATTTGTTTCTTGCTGAATTGCTTGTTTGTTAGCATCTGACTGAGACGATGCTTGAACTTTAAGCATTTCAACTTGAACTTGAGATTGTTTGACTTGAAGTTCTTGTTGAGAAACTTGAAGTTCTTGTTGTTTAAGGTACTGCTCAAATTGCTGGTCTTGAACCTTGAGTTGTGCTTCGAGTTGATCACGTTGCATTTTGAGTTGCTGGTCTTGGTAGCTAAGTTGATTCTTAGCTGCTTTGTCCTGCATCTCCATTTGCGCTGCTTGTAGTCGAGCTTGAGATTCGATTTGAGCAATCTGCAAGCGACCCTGTACTTCTTGCATTACCGGATCCGGCGGCGGCGGTTGTTTCGCAGCTTCCTCTTTCGCTTTAGAAATCTCACCAATTTGCATGAGAGCTTTCGTAAACAATCCATCGATTTCCTTGCCTCCCTTGTAGCGTTTTATCATGTTTTGGAACAAGGAGATGGAGAAATCCAGCAATGGTGGGTACTGGTCGATAAGTCCTCGCATCTGGTCAAAGAAGGCACCTGCCGTCTGAATAAGCATAGATGCTTCTTGTTGTTGCTGTTGTTGGTCGATTGCCATCATAGAGTCTGTAGCAATCTGGATGCGATAACTTCGTTTTTTGTCGTCTCGCAAAACGTCAAGAATTTGTTGTTTGACTTTATCAATTTCTGCCAGCGGGTCGTATGGAGGCGGAGGCGGTGGCATCATTTCCATTGGCGGCATCATACCTTCCATACCTGGCTCACCTGGTGGCATAGGTGGTTGCATAGGTTCTGGAGCTGGTGGAGGAGGTGGTAGAGTCGGCTCAATAAGAGCATCGGCGTCGGCAACATCAAAGATGGTCTCTTCGTCAAACTGCTCAGCGATGATGGTAGCAAGATTGCTGATAGCGTCAGAGACAAACTTAGCGAACATGTTTTGCCGCACGATGAGTCCCATAGAGGACCACTGATTCTCAAGCCTATTTGCTGTAGCAGATTTGTATTGCTCTGATGTACCGCGAAGCAGGTCAGATACTTTTAGTGTTTCGTAAAGCTGTTGTAGAGCGGTCTGTCGAGCGCCCTGAAGGATGTTGAGAGCGTTCATGTACGGTTCGATGTTCATTGCCTCGATACCGTTTGCCAAGCCGCCACGTTGCTTATAGGACGGCCAATTAGTGACTGGGATGAGTTTTAGGTCACCGGTCATCAGCATTTCAACTTGGTTCCCCAAAGTCGCATCGTAGAGGCTGTTAGTACGAATAGCCTGAGTGACAGCGTGGATACGGGTTGTAAGCCGCTCGACTTCGAGGATTTGGTCTTTTACATGGCTGTAATCTGAGACAGGAATAACGCTGTCAGGATCAGCAGACTGACGAATAACAGAGCAAGGGAAAAACTTTTCAAAGCGAATTGGAGGTTCTGAGGTTTCAAGCAGGGTCTTATCTCCACCCTTTTGAATCCAATAAACCTTTCGTGATGGTCTATCCCAGATTTCATAGAGTTCGGCTTTACCTTCAAACTTATCGTCCCGACGAGCGATATCCTTTTTCATCACCTCTGGATAGCTATCGTAGGTAAGTTGATCAGCTATCTCAGGACCAAAGACGGCGGTAGCTTGGCTTCTGTCCATGAAAGCTCGTCTACCTTGCCATTCGATTTCAGCCTCGCTACGAGCATCGTTACAGAAATAGTCGTTGTATTGAACAACTTCCAAAATAGCTTTTTCGCTTACCTTGCGTTGAACCTGCAAACCGCCGATAAGGATACCACCTTCTCGTTCTTCTAGTTCTTCCTCGTCACCGTCATATTCTTTGCCGTTACCGTCGATGAGTTTACCTTCTGGGTCACGAATTACTGCGTACTCTTCATAAACAGTTTCAAACTCAGCAACGTAGCGAGCCCAAAGAACGGCTTGACCGGTAAGCAAAAATTGCAGACTTGCTTGATAGCCGACTTTATCGAAGTCAAAGTGAACATCCATAGCGTATTGTGCGTTACGCTCAAGAACTACTGAGCCAAGCTCATAGGGAAGGCTTCCTGTTCGTTTTCTTAGATTTACTTCTGCTTTGGGAGTTGAAGAATAGTAAGCAGGAAGAAGAGTGTTAGTACAATACCACCAAACATTAAGTCGTCTTTCAGCGTCATTTAAAACACCGACTTGTTTCTGAGCGTTATAAACTCGAATTGATTCTTCTGCTGCTTCTATGAACTTTTTGCGGCGTTCTTCTGCACGAGAAATCTCACTTTTCCACCAGCGACCACTATACTTTTCAACGGTAGGTTTTGGTTGAACTTTCATATTCTAGCTCGTTGGTTGTTTTGTCGCATTTGTGAGATGTACGCTTGCAATTTTATCAATCCTTTGTTGAAAACTTCTGCTGGTTGTTCCCACTTAGCATCAATCAGTCGTGCTTTACAGAGGTATCTCAAAGCATCAACGGCATGGTCATTGCCGCTTGTGTCTAAGTCCTCTGGATTGCGTTTATCGATTGACATGGATGGTAGAGTTTCCAGCAAGTATGGGCAAGTAGCGAAAATGTATAGCAGCGGCGGCTTAGACACTAGCCTTTGCCGCACCTGTGACCACCCCGAGATACGGTCATTGTCAGCAGGTCTAAAACTAGGGTGTTTAAATCTTGCAAACACAGTATTGAACTGGTCATTAATGCTAGGACCACCTTCATGGCTAAAGATGCTAGGGTCAGCTACGGCTATTGGATTCTCTCCAATGGAGGCTGCTGCAATTCGATTAGCTTGCTCAACATTATCAACTCCCTTTCCGGTAAGCTCTCGATAAATGACGATTGCTCCTTTTGGATACGGGACTTCGTTACCTTTGTCATCACGCCCACTAGATACAGCGCCCCATACAGCGGCAAAAGGAGAACGGTAGCCCCAGTCAAAACCAAGGTAGCGAGGCCAATGCTTAGGTAGGTTAAAAGGTGCAATAATATGCTTGCCATTAAATTCAGGAAAATAAGAGCCTTCATGTATCTCAAAATCACCCTCCAACCATGCCCTGACAAGCTCAGGACTACCAACCATGTGTAACCGATTTATGTACTCAGGATCCCTAGCAAGCAATATCTGGTTATCGTGTACTCGACTCGGGATGTAGATGTAATCAAACCCGCTGCCATTAGGTAGTTTCTTTTCTAATACCTTTTTGCCCATCGGATGAGGTTTGATAAACAACTCTTTAAGCCAGCTATGACCTACACCACCAGGGTTAAACGTAAGGATGATTTGACCGCCTCCCTTGCCCCGTAGAGCGCCAAACAGCTTCCAGATAGGGGAAGGGTCAGAGTAGTTACCAGCCTCTTCTATAGCGCAATCTGAGAGGTTTTGACCTTGATACTTCTCAGCATCAGCATCGTTAGCTAAAGGTCTAAAACGTAACCTACCACCCTTGAGGAAGGTAAACTGCTTTTTCTGGTCCTGCCAATGCGCTTTGAGCGGCAAATATATCTGCTTAGCTCTTTCAATAAGGTCATCAGCTTGAGGCAACTCTTTACGAAAAAAGATAGCATTGAAGTCAGCTCCTAGCTGCTCTTGCTTAATAGCAAACTTACCCAAAACTCCGTCGGTCTTACCTCCACCACGAGCACCACCATACCCGACTAATGTTATCGGACACTGAACCAACATCTCCTGCGGTCCAGCTTGTGGAGCCCAGACAATGTTCTCATCAGCCTTGTCATGACCTAATTCAACCACGCCCACTCACCATCACAGCGTTAGTGCCGTAAATCCGCTCTACATCACACCGAGGATTCTGACACACAAAATAAGGTCCAACAGCACCAGCAAACAAACTAACATACGGAACCTCCTCACATGCAACTTTTACCGTCGTTACATGCTCACACTTGGGACACCGATAAACCTCACTCTCCCGAACCATCTTCTCCATTTTGCGTCAAATACCTCTGTATAAACTCTTCCTTCGTTAACGGTCTTGAACTAACAACATTCCTAATCTCACCACTAATCTCTAACGTCTGATGCTCACTCCACCCTAGCTTCGTCTTTAGCAAATGAAGCAAGATAGCCGTATTGCCCTCCATAGCCTCAGACACAGCCTTAGCCGCTAATCCACGCTGCATGTCAGCCTGACCCTCCAAGAACTCGTCTAGGTAATACTTCTCAAGGATGTACACGCTCACCCTCGCAGCTAATGCCACGTTCTGCTTGCCTAGTCCTAGCTTTGCCATATCCCGTATCTGCAAACCCAACTGCTCATCCTTTACATGATGCCGAGTCTGCGGAATCTCCCTCAACACCGGAGGCAATACCTCTAAAACAGCGTTTGGAGAAGTATCGGGATTTTCTAATACAATAGGCTCTTGAAATTCAGAAAGCTGTTTTAAATCGTCTTCACTCATAAAAACTAGGGGTGGGATTTTTGTATGGGAGGTGGGATATGGCGATAACTGGTACCCGTTGCGTTTTCGAATTCGTTTGGATTTTGGAAACTCTATTAGGGTATTTCACGCTAACCATTTGATATTGCTATAGGTTTATGCATAGGTTAATAGTTTTTTGGTTCTCGTAAAGTAGTAACTATGCGACATCGTTTAATAATTCACCATAGTCATCCCATGTCATACCGGAGGCGACGAACAAAGCTAGTATCTCACACAGGTGGTAGGTACGCTTGACCCTTTCCCTGTACCGTAGCTGATACTCCGTAATGCCTAGTGCCTTACTGAACGTACTCCGCGGCATACCTGTTACCTTGCGTACTGCCTGGTACAGATTGCCCTTAGGTTGAGCGATAGTGTGGTAATGCCCTACCTTGATTCGAGCGTTCGAGGTTCTCTTACCTAACCATGCTGGTTTACCATTCTGTGATTGGCTCGCATGTAACCACACATACTTAGACTATAGTCAAAACAAAAATAACGCTAGCCCCTAAAAATCTGCATTCTCTTGTTGCATACCCTGCATCTTACTGTCATACTAGTGAGTACAGTCAATAGTGACTACGGAGGACATATGAAAATACTAGACTATACCGAAAAGAGCATAACGGCTGAGGAGTTTGTTCACCTAATTAATACAACACGCAAAGGTAATAAGGACCATTGGTATGCTTTTGTGGGTTGTGTAGCAGGGAAGCAGGTCTCAGTGAAAGGGTATAACACTTGGCTACAACGATATGTCGTAGACGGTTTACAACAAAACACGGTGGGCGATATCTCGGTTAAAGAGTTTGTTCAAACGCTAACACGCGCTTTTAATTAAAAGGGAGGATATATGACAATCAAAAACACTACGAGAGATGAGGTAGCTATATCGGAGGGTCAAGAATACATGATAACCGTCAACGGTCGAACGGTTTACACGGGTATAGCTGAATCTGATGATGAGGCAGTAGAGCGACTAGAATCTTATGCCTTATACATTTCCGCTGGTAATAACAGTAGCGTTCCACTCAAAATTAGAATTGTGCCGATGTAAGGTCGAAACTCCCTTTGGGGAGTCTGCGGGTTGTGCCCGTACTGATGAGACTAAGCAAGTGAGGATATATGCACGAAGAAATGAAACAGAAAATGATTCAGGCGCTGATTGACGACAGGTTTGAATGCGCTTGCGATAATCCGAAAGAATGGGAATTTTTGATTAAGTTGGGGCTACGTTACGACATAGAAAAGTGGACTGATGATGAGATAGCGAAAGAATACTCTTTTATTCAACTCGATAACGACTAAGCAAGTGAGGATATATGGAAATTGAAGTTACAAATATGGTTAACGATTCCGACTACATGCCATATCTTAGCGGCAGTGTAGCAGAATTAGGCGATAGAGCAGGAGCATTAACCTGGGATAACTCTCAGGAGTATGCCAAACGGTCACCCTTACTCAAACCTGAGCAGTGTGAGGAAGTTCGTGAGTATTTTGCATCGATGGGTTTCGGTGATGATGCGAGGAGATGGTCGGATGCTGAGGTTCAAGCGGCTATGATTCAGGATGTAGCCTCGGCAATCCGAGAGATGGAAGATTACTCGTCTTATGAAAGTTACACCGAAGCTCAGGAATCAGGTCAGGTAAGTAGCAGTTTGTTTCAGTCGAGTGATGGCCGTTGGTTTTACTACGTCGGCTACTAACCGTTACCCTCTAAACCCCCCTAGGTTGCATTTTACCCTGTGACCTAGGGGTAACCCTACCCCAACCCTTTATCTTTCAATAGCGTTCGTCCTAGAGGCTTTAAAGGCTAATCGGGTAGGTCATCAAGACTGACACCAGTCATTTCAGCTAGCCAATCTCGGGTTTGAGCACTAAGCGGCTTTCTGGCTGGGGGAGCCGCTACCCCTCTCACACTCTCCCCCTTAACTACACCAGTCTTAGGTTTAATCTTAGTATTTATATCTGATCGGTTATTACTGATCGGTATATAACTTCGGTGATCTAACTTCGGTAGCATGTCAATTTGACAAGGGTCATTCATATCAGATTGACAAGGGTCGTCAGTCAATTTGACAGGGGTTTCAGTCAGTTTGACATGGGTCACAGTCAGGTATCTCCCCCTACCTTTGACGCTATCTTTGAGCAGTCCAACCTTTAGCAGATGTTTGATGTACCGTTGAACGGAACTTTCGGACATGCGTAGGTCTTTAGCGATATGAGGGATGGAAGCCCAAACTGACCCCCTGTTTCGCTGATACCGTTTTATGTAGCTGTAGACGATTGTCTCAAGAATGGGGATACCTTGATCAACGAGATCATAGTCCACTATTCCCCAACGAGTTTTTTTGGTATGTTTGTTCATGATGTTCCTTTAAAGGGGTGGTTTAACTTTGACGAGTAACCGCCCCTTTTTTTATTCTCCGGCATCGTACCGAATAAAATCCTTGGCGTAAATCGGATTTATCTGATATCCTAAATGTATCATATATCCTAACCCCGTTATGCGTAGCGATACCGTAGCGGGGTTTTCTTTTGCCGTTTCAGCGGGTTAGCATTTTTCCTCAAGTAACCTGCAAAATATCCGAATATTATCTTGCACGACTATCATCTGAGTGTGTATAGTCATTAAGAGAGGGCAATAAAGCCCCGAGTGAGGATATATGAATAGAGAATCACTAACGCACGAAATGATTGAGCTTGAGTTGTACTGCAAGAACAACGTGGGGCGAGCCTACTATGAACCAGGGTATAAAACCCTTGGCAAGTTCCATCAGAAAGGCACCTACAGCCTTGATCGAGCAATTGCGTACATTGACCGTTACTGCCTGTTACCAGCCGCAAAGCAGTACCTTTTAGAGTTCGGCAGCATGACCGATTCAGTGAAAGGTATGTTCCCTCGGTCTGAGCGCCTTAAACTTGCTGAGTATATGGCGCAGGAAATGGTGGGCGAATTTAAACTGGGTAACTACTAAGAGGGCAATTAAGCCCCAAGCGAAAGGGATATATGAAGAGAGAAAATGAATATAAATATACTTGGAATAAATATCTGAGTTATTGCGAACGATTATGTCCAGAAACGCTATCATTCAACATGTTGATGCTGACAATTCCGTTTTACGAAGCATACAAAAATGGTGTCAGTCATAGGCGTTTAATGAGCGAAATTGAGCATGTCGCTAGTTTAGATTGGCTGACGTCCGAGCAACGTCAAGAAAGACTAAGTAATGTAATTCAAGGAAAATAACATGAAAGCACTACTACTAACCGGTTTACTTATCCCTTCGGTTGCCATGGCTCAGGATGGCTACGATTGGATGATCGGCAACGACCTGGACGAATACGCACCCCGCAACAACGAGCTAAATATCGGCGTTCAGCCGGTCTTGCCGGTGCCAAATAACGGCGGTCCTTGGGGCACAGGCTGGAGCGTAGTTACTACTGAAAGGGAGGTGGTTGACCCGTTTGCAAGAGCGCAAGGTATAACCAAGGCGACCAAACGAGAGACTATCCAAAAAGTGGTCCCGAACGATGCCTTGGGCAATCCTATCAAAGGTTTCGATTGGTAGAGACGCTATCCCCTACGCTGTGGGGGGTAGAGCCTCTGTCAATATCGGCAGAGTTTAACAATGGGGATATATGAAACACCTATTTACAATCGGAAAATTCCTGCTTGCATCGTGTATGCTCGCTTGCTCAGCATGTACAGGGATGGAGGTCGGCGGCAAGCTCTGGATCAGTCGTATAGACGAGCGCCAAGAGTCACAAGCGACCCACAACGTACCGCTTAAATGCTACCTGTGGGAAACCTGTGGACAACCTGTGGATAACGTAAAGTAAGGAGACAGTCATGAAAGCTATCAAGGAACTACTTTTCACCCCTACGGGTATCGCTGTCACTGTTCTTCACGTCGCCTTTTTCGTCGGCATCGTCACTTGCACAATAGGCGTCAGGGTTTATGTGTTTGGTGATGACCCTGCCCAAGCAGTTAAAACGGTAACACGGCGATGAGCAGTGAATCATGCGGCGGCTTGTTATGCGCCGCAATCGCTTTAGTCGCTTGCTACACCGCTTTACCTGAAACGGTTGTTTATCATCAGGCTAGGCTATTAAAGCGCCCTGTAGAGCCTTCCAGGGGGCTCATAGAGGCTGAAGTAACGAGAGCGGCGAAGGCTTTTGACTTAGAGCCTCGATTGCTTCATGCCTTGGTAAAGGTTGAGTCAGGTTACAAGCGAGAAGCAGAGTCAAGGGTAGGTGCCAGGGGCTTGTCTCAGGTCATGCCGTTTAATGCTAAGCGATGTGGCTTAGAGCATGAACAGCTATGGGATGCAGTAGCAAATGTCAGGTGCGGCGCTCTCATACTGAGACAGGAGCTTGACAGACTGGGCGATGTATCGGCTGCACTCACCGTCTACAACTGCGGCAAAGTAAATTGCAAAGAGGGTAAACAATATGCACAAAAGGTCATTGCACTATCTACACTCGTGAGATAATGTATGCACACCTTTTAAGGAGGAAGGATATATGAAGGTACTACAAGCACAGTTTCCAGACTACATACTAGAACACCAAGGAGTTGAGTTTACCGTAAGAGGTAAATTTACTTCCGACGGAAGACTCTACTTTGACCCCTATGTAGGTTGGAACAACTTATCAGCAATGACAAACAACGATACGGAAAGTTTAAACGATGCAATCGATGATTGTATTTATAACGCTACACCAGAGGTCTACGAATTATTTGAGGTAACTGACCATGACTAAAGAACTAACTACAACAACAAATTCACCACTAGAAATGTTGAACGCTCTGCGTAACAGCGTAGCACCAGGACTCACAGATGCTGAGTTTCAGCTATTCGGCGAGATAGTACGAAGCACAGGACTAAACCCTATCACCAAAGAGGTGTGGGCAATCAAAGCCGGTGGGCGGTTACAACTCATGACAGGGATCAACGGCTTCCTGCGAATAGCTAACTCTCACCCGCAATTCGACGGGATGGAAGTCGATTATGAGTGGGACGAAGGTAAGCTAATAGCGGCAACTGCTAAGGTTTACCGGAAGGACCGCCGCTTTCCGTCAGTAGCTACAGCATACATGGCAGAGTACAAGAAGAGCACTCCAATCTGGCAGCAGATGCCGTCAGTAATGCTGTCAAAGTGTGCGAAAAGCCTCGCCCTGCGTGAAGCGTTCATACAAGAGCTAGGCGGCTTGTACACAGCAGAGGAGATGCCAGCACAGTATGCCCAAGCTACTATCGTTCCAAATGACGATGAGCAGCTAGTAGTAAGCAAAAAGACAGGCGAAGTGCTGGGTATTCAAAAGATTACTAACGCAGAAGTCGAGGCAGTAAAGAAACGTGCAGTCACGACTTACTATGATATCAGCACTATTGACCAGGGAAAGCGACAATCGGCTACAGACTATCTTGTGTCGTCTGAAGCCAAGGAAGTAGAGCCTAACATTTGGCGCTCCCCAATTCGTCTCGCAAAACTCACTCAGTATATCAAGGAAGGTTATGAGCCTGTTCAAACGGAAAGCAATTAGGTTAAGGGCGAGAGCCCAATGGAGTGTATATGAGCAAAAAGAAGGAAACCAAACCAAAAGCCAAAAAGATTCGCGACGGATTCGTCAGGTACACCCTGTATATCCGAGAAGAATATCTGAACTTTTTGAAAGCCTACGCAGACAACAAGCGAGTGTGGATGACTGACGCAATCGATGAAGCTCTTGAGGTATTCATTGAAAACGATAAGTGACCTGCACACAGAACTAAGCCGCATCATAGACACGTTCGAGAGTGAGGAGATTTTATCTCAATTTGAACTCGGACAAGTCGATGCTCTGCGGTGGATCAAGCAAACGATTGAGGAAGATTATGGGACAAAGAATAGGAGCGTTCAAAGCAAAAAACGCTCAACTAATAATCTGGGAAAATCAAGGCAAGCTGTCGTTTGAGTTTGCAAAGCACTATAAAGACAAACAAACACAACAATGGAAGCAGACTAAAACGCTGTACTTAGACGAGTTGCGAGAGATAGGCGAAATGTTTTTGAGAGCAGCAACGTGGGGCGCGAAAAAAGCAGCGGTCGTAGAGCTTCCAAAGGGTGTCGAGACAACTAAAACAACAATCGATAACGTACTAGACAAAGTGAAGGAGAGATATGAGCGGTCCAGTGAAAACAATTAGAAACAAAGGTTTGGCGATAGCAGTCTGGGAAGCCAGCAACGGAGGCTACAGCTTTACCCTTAGCAAGCGTTACAAGTGCAAGCAAACAGACCAGTGGAAGGACTCTAAATATCTCTACAAGACTGACCTTGAAGCACTGGGCCCTATGATTGAAGAGGCTATCGGCTATGCAAGCGATAAGGCTACACACGAGGCTGAGGCTATTGCATCCCGCAAAATAGTGCGTGAAGAAACAGCCTTTGATGATGATATTCCGTTTTAAAGAGAGCACTTATGAAAACAGTTGAAGAATTAGCGGATGAATGGTTGTTTGGTCGGTTTGGCGAAAGCGATTTTAACGAACACAACCAGTATCGCACTGCCACGGAATGCTTCATAGCAGGTCACAAGGCAGCACTTGAAACGAAAGAAAAGGCAAAAGAAAAGCAAAGCGACGACTAAGCAATGGTTTTTTACTTGTCCTCAATGCGGCAAAGCTACAACGGTTGTGACGGAACTGTTAGCGGTGCTATGTGGAGGCAGGTGGTGCCGTGGCTTAGTGGATTTGCAAGAGCATCAGATAACTGAGGATGACTATAATAAGATGTGGGGAATATGACTAAGACACCTGAGCAGATGGCAGAGGAATGGGCTTCAGGTCGCTGGTATGCAGACCATGACCCGACAGTTTCGGGTGAATTAAAAGTTGCCTTCCTTGCTGGCTATAAAGCCGCAAAGGATCATATTCTCCAGTTGGAAAAGCTACTCCAAGAAGCCAACGATACTGTTGCTGGAATGGCAGATGAGTGCGAAGGCTTAAAAACCATCATTTATGACCACGATAAAACCAATTTGCCGACGCCAGCAAAATGGATCAGCGTTAAGGAGCGGCTGCCGGAGGAAGGTGAAGAAGTTTTAGTATTCGGACAATACTTGAACGACATCCCGAAAGTGTTGGGAGTAAGGTCTCGCTATAAAGGCGATCAGGACTGGAAGTATACATGGGAGGGATCCGACGAATGGGTTTATAGAGAGAATGATGTTACCCACTGGATGCCGCTACCCGAAGCACCGAAGGAGGAGAAGTGAAAAACACCCTTGTAGGCGAACTACCTCGACACCTCTACTGTTACGTTGACAGTCGCTACACTCACCAAGAGCCTACAGGCTTCATCCCTTGCGTCTGGTTTGGGTTGGTGTCCTACCCTGGGCGTACCTGGGGATGTACCGTTCTGCTTGAATCTGGGGCGATATATCGCAATGTACCGGCTCATGGCTTAGCCTTTACTCTGCCAACACCAACATGGACACCGAAAGAGGCTCAGCACTGGGATTGTTACGGCGAGGACTTTACATGCTTGGAGTACACTTACCTTAGCGGCTTAACATGCAAGGCTAAGGCTAATGGACGAGAGCATATCGGCACTTACCTGTTCACCGCTGCACCTGTTGGCGATGGCTTCTCTGCCTACCCTGAGCAAGCTAAAGAGTTTTGTTTTATCCAACTAGAAAACGGACGCCTTACCATACAGCCTACAAACCATGTTGTATTTCAGGAATTAAGTTTTACAGATGAGAACTTTACCTTTCCGTCTGGCCTAAAAAGACAAACTGATATTTATTCGGCTGAATAATGATATTCATAGATGACATTGATAGCGATGAATTGTCACTAAAAGCGTGTGTATACGCTGATGATGCTGGCTGGAAGCGATATGGCAACGAAGCGCCTTATGAAGTAAGTAGCGCATTTTGCTCTGGTTATATGGACGGATATCGTGCTGCAATAGCCGATGAGAAAGCCAAGTACGCAGAAGCTAAAAAGCTAATTGAGGAGGCGCACCAGAAAGAACGAGCATTGTATTTGGCTACTATTAATAAACTTTCAAAAAAAGAAATTATTGAGCATTGGGAAAATAAGTTGTCGGAACAAAGCAAAAGATTACTCGATAGGATGCGCTCAGAAAGATTTGAAGATAAATAAATGGGCATCGAACACCGCATGAAGAACGGACACCTACCTCGATACGTTGACGTTTACTATCAGCCTCCTGGCTGCATTATCTTTCTTGCGGCAATAGCAATAGTAATTGGTTGTTTTATGCTTTTGAAAAAACAATCAAATACCTGTGAGGAAAAGGGTGGAATACTTGTGCGACAAGGTAGTTTTGGCAACGTGTGTATAAAAGGTACGGTAATTGAGTAATGGGCATCGAACACCGCATGAAGGATGAGGTTGAGGCAGATTATTGGAAGTGTCCACACTGCGATGGTGTCTTTGACTTTGCTACCTCAAGCAATACCTGCCAAGAGTGCGGCGAGCCAGTTGAGCCTTTCCAGCACCCCGCTACATGGCAAGACTTTTGGGAATACTGCCAGCGTCTTAAAACTTAGCTTGCAGAAAAGTTAAAGGTGATTCAAGATATTAAAAGACAGAGGAGCAATTCCTTTAGCACCATTCAAAAGCCACTCATCCCCGCCAAGGTATCGAGTGGTTTTTTTTTGCCTTCAGACTGCATCATGAAAACTTAGCTTGCAGAAAAAACTACCTTCAGTCACACTCTTGACATGCCAAAGGAAAGTAACATCCGTAAAAGCCTTGAGCGTCAGGTATCCCTTAACAAACCTTTTCGCACACCAGGCGAGCGCAAGAAATTTGCTGTGTACGTCAAAAACGAAAATGGCAACGTAATCAAAGTACGCTTTGGTGACCCAAACATGAAAATTCGTAAGAATGAGCCTGAGCGCCGCAAATCTTTTAGAGCTAGGCACAACTGCGAAAACCCAGGACCAAAAACCAAAGCTCGATACTGGTCCTGTCGTAACTGGTAAATTAAACCATGCGCTGCGAACACGATGAGCATTTAAGTACCGACCGCCATTTGGTGCAGTTTGTCGGCGTCAGAACTTCACCGCAAGCAACACAACTTGTTTTTGAAACTTTAGATGGTTTTTACTTAGGACGTCTCAACATGTATTTGAGAGTAAGCGGTGATATTGAAGATTGTCCTGTAGCTTACTTATGGCAAAAGCTCACAGGCAGTAACGAACCGAGCGCAGATGCTTTACAAGATGTTTTTGCTCAGCCATTACAAGCAACGGTTGAAAAACTAAAAAGAAAAAACAAGCCTGATTTAATTGCAATAACCGACCTACACTTGGTGGATTGATGGTAAACTCTCGTGCTAAAGGCGCTCGTGCAGAGCGAGAACTAGCCAATCGTCTTAAAGATTACGGCTTTTCTGCTCACCGTACTCAACAGTTCTGTGGTAAAGCTGGTGACTCCGATGTTGAGTGTACTGAGCTGGCTCATTACCACATCGAGTGTAAAATGGTAGAAGCCCTAAACATCGATAAAGCTATCGACCAAGCCACACGAGATTGTGGGGACCGAACGCCTATCGTTGTGCATCGTAAGAACAACCGCCCCTGGCTGGTGACGATGTACTTAGAAGATTGGCTTAAACTACAGAAATGAAAGATTACGAATTCAACTTGTTAAGCATAGAAACTCCACCCAATGTACCACCTGAACACATCTTGTGGCTTGCAGTTATTGATAGGGCCTTAGTCGATTATGTACGTTGGTATCAAGAACTAAACATTAAACAAAAACGCTCACTGAATTGGTTCTTGTTTGAAGAGGATTCCTGCCCTAACAACCTGCAATACCTTTGCGAACTGCTATTCGATGACCACGAAGCGGCAGACACAATAAGAAAACGGGCCAGATATTTAGCCAATCACGCCACAGAAGGTGACATCATAGGCTACAACCTGACCCGCTGTCGTCGAGTCAAAAACAGGCTTACTTAGGTCGTTTTTTCTTATCGACCAAACTCCAAGCCTGAGAGACGCCATACAAGACAGCACCAGCCACAACCGGCTCAGCGGCGTGGACAAGATTTGCTGCGTCCCTCTCTTCGATGCCGAAGGTCAATAAACCTCCAGCGGCTAACGTGAGCAAGTGCCTGACGATTGATAGAATGATTGGCATAATATCTCCCTAGTCTTTTCAAAGTACCTATTGCTAAACTTACAATCCCTTTGCCTTGGGTCTACAAAGCTACCCCGATTGCAATTCATCCAAGGTTCCCAGTAATACCGTAACTCACATTTACGATACCGTCTCGCCCAATCTGATACGTCAAGCTCTATGCCGCTCGTACCATCCATGTCCACTATACAAGGCGTAACAGCTCTAGGAGAGCCTCCGTGGGACTCACATACGCTTCCCCTGAGACAACCCTGCCGGTAAGGATTGTCCACCAAAATACACTGAGGCAAAGCAACAGATACCCTATCAGCCAAAACTCTTCGTGCTCGTCCATTCAAATCGCACTCCAAACAAGGACTAACAAAGCAGCTAAGGTTACCCTTAGCCTTCTCTAACCGCTTTGCCGTCGTAGCCAATACCCGATTAAACCGCCTATTAAGCCTCGACTCAGAGATATGTACCGCCCTATTTGCAGATACCTTGTTATACCCCCACAATACCTCATAGCGTCCACAACGCTTATTTCTCATGCAAGGTGAGTTAATCAGGTGCACCCGAACTACCTTGTCCCTACGGTCCTTTAAAAGCCTGTCAGCGCATTTACAATCAGGGGCAAAGGTTTTCTCTAACCAGCCAATTTCAAGCGGCTCAAAACCTTTATAGAGCTTTACAGTGGCAGCACAGTTCCAATCCTTGTGACAAAGAGCTAACAAACTAGGTGCTGCAATAGCTATCGGTGCCCATATAGATACTAATAGTATCGTTACGAGCACTCTCATCATTTGTCGAGCACCCTGTCTAGCTTCTGCTCTATGCGCTCAAGGCGCTGCTTAATCAGGCTCAACTCAGCCTGTATCACCTGCACTTCCATGGTGACCTTATATTTACTCTGCTCAAGCTCATGCAGAGAATTCTTTACCGACCTATAGTCCAAGCCAACAATGCTAATCACAACGCCAATAGCAGCCTTAATCAGCATATCCAGCCAATAGCGAAGTTGGGTAAAATCTCCTTCTGTCAATGTACCCTCCCACCGCCATAAGCATCTATCACAATCAACTGAGCTTCCTTGTCGGGACTCATCTTTTGCAAGAACTGCAAGAAAGCAGAGCGAGAGGCAAGGATAGCTGTCTCGGTGCCTAGCCTTCCAAACTGCAAACCAAGCAAGATACAGCCATGCGTGTCCTTGTGCGTATTGCCAGCGTGAAACAAAATATGATCCCGCTCAGGAACATCCATTACCTGCCAAGTGCTGCCAAACTTAGGACTCACTTTAGGTTTGAGCTTATACCTACCAACAGGGATACAACTTATCTGTCGCTCGTTATCCCTCCAAGCATCCTCTAACGTAACAAACTCAGGCACATCATCAATACAGAGCACTCCCAGCGTAGCGCCGTCATGCTCTGATACTCTGACTAACCTAAGCTGCTTCATGCTTCCAACGCTGCTATACGAGCTTCAAGAGCTTCTACTTTGGCGTTTAGTTCTTTAATTGCAGCGGCCAGAATTGGCGTAATCTTGCCGTAGTCAACCCCTTGGTATTTAGGTTGTCCGTTTTCGTCAATATCATCTTTTATGCCGGAAACAGCGTGAGGAAAGACTTCTGCGACTTCATGGGCGATAAAGCCTTCGGATGATTCAGAGCTGTCAATCCAATCGAATGAAACGGGCTTTAGCTGCAACGTCCTTTGCAATCCGTCGGCTATCGGTGCTACGTTTTCCTTTAATCTATAATCAGACGAGGTATTATAATTTACAGCGTTCGTGGTCGTAACTCGTGTAACAGATCCGCAAATTCCATTTGTTGAGTTTCTAAAAACTGCGAAGGTAGTACCGCTGGTGTCGTTGTTGTCTCTGATGCCAAGACCATTTTGAGTCGCATCATACGCAAGGCACATTCTATCTGCGCTAAAATTGGTGGTAGTATTTACGAATAGAAAACCTCCGGCAGTAATTCGCATCCGCTCGCTAGCGGTGCCTGCGCCATCTGCTGTTGTAGCAAAGGTAATACGTCCAGGCATATCATTTGAAGCGCCAGGAGTTCCGTCACACCATCCAGCAACGTATGCGGCTTCCGTAAATCCTGTCCCGTTCGCACCGGAAAAACGTAAAACGCCTAAAATATCTCCGTTTTGCACAATGGTATTAGTGCCAACAGTAGCACCACGAGATTTTGCAAAATCTATTTGAGTTCCTCCGGTATCAGCACTAAATCTAGTAATTTGACAGCGAGTAGCTGTACCAGCTACCTCAAAGTCATAAGTTGGCGCAGTAGTCCCAATACCTACCTTACCAGTATTATCAATCCTAACTCTCTCAGCGCCGTTAGTAGCGATACCAATTTGATTAGCAGCAGGAGAGAAGATGCCAGTATCAATGTCATTACCAGCACAAATAGCAGGAGCAGCAGCAGTGCCAGCACCAATGTTAGTAGGCAAGTAGCCACCAAGGTTAAGGTTGGCAGTAGCAGAGTTACTACCATCCTTGTTCAAGCATTGGTTAATGCCAGTAGTGAAGTCGTTGTCTTGAGCATCATGACGCCCAGCCTCAATACCAATGCCCAAACTAGCATCAGTCGTCCAAGTTGGATTTGCTCTCGTGAAGGTTCCTCCGCTCCAAGCCATGTTATTCTCCTAAACCAATCTCATTACCTTGTTTACATATTCTCGTGTTTCTCGTGGCACCTTCACCACGCTCAACACGTTTTCCCAAGTTACATCTTTCTTTTCAGCTCGTAACTTTGCGACAGCATTTTCAATGTTTCTTGGTCCCCAGTTGTAGGCAGCTAAGGCAAGCTCAGGTTGACCAAACTCTTTTAACTGTTGAGCAAGATACCTACTGCCACCCTCCACATTCTGCTCGGGGTCAAACCTA